AAAGAGTTTAAAATAGTGTCAAGGTTTGACATTACTCATCATAAAGGAATAAAATGAAAACACAATCTGAGTCAGTGACTCAAACAGATGACGGTAGTACCTCAACTGAAAACCAAGAAAACATTGAAACTAAAGATAATGAGGTTATGCCTGATTATTTAAAGAAAGATTTCTTTAAGCAAAAGCAACAGATGAACGATGCAATTGCAGAAAGAGAAGCTATGGCAGAGAAAGTGAAAGCTTTTGAAGAGGCTGAAAATGAGCGCGTAGGTAATCACAAAAAGATTATTGAAACGCTTAAAGAGGAAAACGCTAAACTTAAAGGTAGTTTAACAGCTAACGAAAAGAGCAAGCAAATTGAGAAATTCAATAAGACTCTAACAGCTAAAGCCGAAGCAATGGGATTTGCAAAGCCAGATAGAGTTATGAACTTTTTATCTGATGATGACAAAGCTTTATTGGTTATAGACGGCGACTACAATGTTGACGAGTACGGAATGGAAAAGGCTTTTGATAACCTTAAAAAAGATTGGGGTGAATTATTTAAGCCGAAAAGTTATAAGATTGCTGATGGTGCGCCAAAAACAAACCTTAATGAGCAACCTAAAAAGAGTGCAAAAGAAATGACTACCGCAGAAAGAATTGCAATGGTCAAAGAAATAACAAAAAATAAATAATTAATAACAAAGGAATGTTTATGACAATTAAAAAAGCAGACATTGCTCACCTTTCAGTTGATGAATTATTATCAGCGGAAGTTGAGGCGGTACTAAGAAAACAAGCAGTATTTACTCCAACAATTAGAATGAAAATGGCAAGAAAGGGTTTAAGCTCTTTTGATTATGTTATCGGTGATGACATTACTGTTGTTGATGTTCTTGAGGATGGTTCTGAACCAGAAAGTGCAGGGCTTGTTCCAACAACTGTAAATATCTTAATTGATAAGTACAAAAAAGCGGCTAAGTTTATTACAGATCAAGCAATGATTCAATCTGATGTAGATATGGAAGGTCAATTTCTTGAGAACGCTCCAGCGGCACTTGCAGAGCAAATTGAATCTGACAATGTTGCGGCGGCTGTTGCTGGTGTTGTTGGTGGAAATCAGTTAACTTATGGTGCTGTTGCTAACGATCTTATCACTCTTGACGACATTATCGAACAAGACAAGCTAATGAACATCGCTAAACTTCCAAAAGCTGGTAGAGTTTGGATGGTATCACCGTCTTGTTATGCAGAAATTCTTAAGATTGACGCGATTCTAGACGCAAGTAAAAGAGGAAACAACGAAGCTATTCAAAACGGTTTTGTTTCTCAAACTCTTGGGTTTACTTTTATTCTTTCTAACGACCTTGAAAATCAAGATTCTCTTGTTTACCACGAGTCATTCTTTGTTTACGTTTCTCAAGAAGCGGCAAACTACGAAAAAGAAAGACAAGGTTCTAAGAACAGAGATTACCACGGTGTTAAGTCACTTTATGGTCAAGATGCTGTTCACGCAGACAGAGCATGGCACTACACTGAGCAACTATAGTAATATGTTTAATGAGGGTGGTGTAAAAAGCCACCCTTTCTTACTGGGAAAGTTATGATTAAAGTTTACTTAAAAGCAAAAACATTCGATGAATTAATAATGAAAATGCAAATGATGAATACATTATCTGGTAAGCAGTATCAATTCAATGAGTCTTATTTCGCTAAGGGTGAATTTCACGTTACTTTTCAAACAAGAGATTTGGTAACTTGGAAAAGAGTCTCAGATTTAATCGAAGAAAGAATTAAGTCAAAAAAGAAAAAGCCAACTAAAGAGGTTGAATGAGTCTTAAGCACGACGAATTAGGAAGAGAGTTATCAGCAAAAGATAGAGACTACTTTTCATGGTCAAAAGATTCTAATAATAGAGTTTCAAGACGAGTTGTCGGCGAAGTTAAAGATGTTGCGCCATTTGGTGCGTTTGACGAAATACAAACAACATATCCGTCAGCAACAACGGAAGTATATACATACAAGTTCAACACGGTAGCAATTGGAACAGTCACAGTCACTTATATAGCAAGCAACAAGAGCGACTTGCAATCAGTGGTGTATAATGCCATTTAAGTTTAACCCATTAACAGGTAAGCTTGATCTAGTCGGCTCAAGCTCTGCCAATGTTAGCGACAATTATATTGTTGAGCATAAAACAATTACACTAGCGCAAGCAAACGCAAAAGAGATTGTTCTATCTAACACGCCAACGGATAGTACAAAAGTTGTACTCGACATCATATCGGGAACACCGCAAGAGAACGGTTTTGATTTTGGTGTTGTTGGGAATGTGTTGACATGGGATGGGTTTGCATTAGAAACTGTTATGGAAGAAAACGACAAAATAAGAATCATATATACACTTTAAAAGGATTTAAAAATGAGTAGATTACTAGGTAAATTCGTTCAGGATTCAACAATCACTGACTTACAAATGAGACTAAGAAACAATCTTGCATTAAGAGCGAGAAACGCAGGCGACACGGCTGATGTTGAGATCTTAAAAGTATCACCAACAGACATCTTAGAAATTCTAAGAGAAATGAGCATGGGTTCAAATAAGATTACTGAACTTGCTGATGGTACAGCAATTACTGACGCTGTTAACTTGGGTCAAGTTCAAGCACTAGTAAACGGTCTTACTGACCCAAAAGACGCGGCGAGAGTTGCAACTGTTTCTGCTTTAGCGGCAGTGACTTATGTTAATGGTGTTCTTGGTACAGGCGCAACTTTAACAGCTGATTCAAATGGTGCGTTACCTTCAATTGATGGCGTTGCTCTATCTGTTGCTGATTCTATTCTGGTAAAAAATCAAGCAAATGCAATTGAAAACGGAAAATATGTTGTCACTCAATTAGGTGATGCTGGTAATCCTTTTATCTTAACAAGGTCGGTTGATGCTTCGATTGGTGGCGGTGACGTTACTGACGAGCCTGTTGAAGAACATGTAACTCAAGGTATGTATATTCCTGTTGCAGAGGGTACTAATAATGGTGCGCTAGGTTTCTTAATGACAACTGTTGACCCAATCAGTCTAGGTACTTCACTACTTAACTTTTCACAAATGGGTGAGTCAGTTATAGCGGGTCAAGGTCTTACAAAAACAGGCTCAACTTTAGCTGTTGATAATGGTGATGGTCTTGGTTTTTCTGGTAATCAATTAGTTGTTTTAGTAGATAATGATTTAGTTGATGGTACAACTGATATAAAGGTTGGTGCTGTTGTAGGTAGAAAAAGAAGTGAGGAAGATTTCACTCTAAACGGTACAGATATTACAAATAATTATATTGATCTAGCTAAAGTTGCTTCACGCGATTCTGTTTTATTGTTTCCAAGATTCGGAATTAAGCAAAAACTAGTAGTTGATTACACTGTTTCTTATACAGGTGGTGCGGGTGGTAAAACACGAGTAACATTTGCAGGTGATTTGCAATCAATCGTTGAGTCGGGTGACGTGCTAGACCTTAACTTTGAAACTTTAGACTACTAGGTTTAGATGAGTAAACTAAAAGAGAAATTCTTAGAAGTTTACAGTTTGATGACGTTGAGAGATGTTTCTTTTACATCTCCTAGCGTCAATCATATTCCATATTTTGATAACGACAATCAAGTATGGTTAAATGGTGACACATCAAAAATTTTGTTGATGACACCAAAAACGCTCAACAATGATATAGCAATTCCAGCAAATAGAACTGCAATAATGGGAAGTTTTAGAATCAACGGCTTTAAAGTAAGAGTCGAAGGAACATTGAAGGTAACATGAGTGAATTAATTTTTAATAAAATATCATCACCACCATCAGGAATTAATACAGGTGAGAGTGCAATCACGGTTGATTCAACATCGGGTGAGCCACAGTATACTGATGGTAATACAGGCTTAACAAAAACTTTTAAATCAATATATGGAAGTAATTACCACGTAAATGAAAACACCACGCCGTCAACAAACACAACCACAAGTTTCCAAAATTACTTAACACTTAGTTACTCAATGTTAGATGATTCACCGTCAGCAATTTATAAAGTTAATATATTTTTTGTTTGGGGCTACTCAGTACCTTCTCGTGATTATAGAGGCATCTTTTCTGTTAATGGAACGCAGTATGGTGAGGAGTTCAGAGTAGAACCTAAAGACGGTGGTAGTGACCAAAGAAATTGGGCAACAGGTTGGTATACATTTACAGGCGCGGAGTTAGGTGTATCGGGTACAATTGAATTTGATTTTGCATCACAGTCAAACGGTGACACCTCAAGAACATATACTTGCAATCTAGAACTACTAAGGGTGAAATGATGGAATCATATAGTTACACGAAATGGGTTGATACTGAGGTTCTCAGAGAGGCAATCAACTTAAGAACAACGCTTAGAAAAATTGTAACGTCAATAAGAGTCGATGGCTCGCCTGACAATTATCCTGAAGATAACATTATTATTGAAACATCACGCGCGTTATTAAGTGCTGAGCAAGATGAAATTACAAACATAGTAAATGCGATAAACGAGAGCTACGATTTAGTGATAAGAAAAAACTTAGAAAAAAATACTATGTCATGGGCAATCAAGACAGGACAAGAAATACTTGCACAGTTTGGCGCAAACAATTTATATTCGGGCAAAACCGCCGAGCAAGTTCATCAACTAGCAACAGCATATCCAGAGTTAATTCATTCGTTAATTACAGGCTCACTACAAACAACATACGGAATATTTTTATCAATGCAACCCGATGAGAATTTCACACAAGATGAGATTAGCGAATTTACTTTAAGATTAGCTATAATATTAGGACTTTAATATGACTTTAACAGCAATATTCATAACAGTAATAGTAGTAGCCATAGCGATATTTGATGTCTACATTATCGCCAAGGAAGGCAAGTATGAATCAATCTCAGCGTATATTATAAGAGGTTCAAAGAAGTACCCATTAATAACATTAATAGCAGGAATGTTTTTAGGTCACCTATATTTCTCTATGGATACATTCGACCATATGCCAAAAGAGCAACTAATAATTAAATGCAAGGAAGTGCTTAAATGATTTTCCCGAGTCTAACGCTAGAAACAACAATACAAGTCGAGGATAAGTTAAGGCTAGACGCTTCACTGAGCTTTATATCAGGTGGTAGTGGTGAGATAATTACCGATGTATTAATTCAACCAGAATCAACAGAATCTTTTATAAGTGTGTTTGATGATGATAACGAAAAATGGTTTTTAGATTGGGCTTATGTCGCCGATGGTGCAAAGACTGTCATAGTTAAGGTTATCACTGACTTGGATTTAACAGGTAGAACGAGAAGCTATTCTCTTGATGCAATAAGTGCTGATGATGATGCTTTATTCAGTGTTGATGCTGACCTATTCCCTTACGAGCCTAAAATAATTGACGATGTGCCAAGAGGGAAAAACTCATTCTTATACGCACACAGAAAAGCACAAGAGAAAATAATTGCTTGGTTAGACGAGCAAAGAATCTGGCAAAATGACGGTAGCAGATACACAAAGCAAGATATAGCTTTAATCGCCTCAACAGATTCTGAAATAAAAGATCAATTCAAATTCTGGTCTACCTTTGAAACATTGCTAATCATATTTGAAAGTAATCAAGTATCTAATAGTGATATTTTTCAAGAGAAGCGCGATGAGTACGAGAAAATGAGAAATTCATCAAGAAAACGCTCAGCTGTAAGACTAGATCAAGATGGTGATGGCAAACTTGACGAGGTTGCTTATGACATTAGAACACTAAGAATGGTTAGACGATGATTAACGAAATAAGAACGTACTTTAAAAGCGTAATTAAAGAGATTGAGCCAGACTTAAAAGCGCATAAGAGT